AGCAGTAAATGGTAAGTATGGTAACTATGTATTAGAATCAGATATATTTGGTTCAGATGCAATGTTACAACATGCTGATACTTTAATAGGTATTAACCGTCCTGCTAAACAAAAGATTAGATTCTATGGCCCTGATAGATATATTATACAAGATGATAAAACATTAGTTTTACATTTTCTTAAAGCAAGAAACGGTGATACAAGAATGAGTTTCTTTAGAGCTCAGTTTGAACAAATGAAAATAGTTGAGATGGACACACCACCTCAACAAGAAAGAAGATAATTATGATAAGTACTAAAATAAAATGTAATGTTATGACTCCAGCAGAACGTAAAGCAAAAGTTGCAGAACTTAGAAAAGAGCATGAATCTTACTTTAACAAGTCAGGTGAGAAGAATGCATTATATATACCAAAGATGGCATACCGTCCATCAGGAAAAGATGACTTGCATGTCTCGTTCTTTCCTAGTGAACTAGAAAAAGGAAGAGATATATACACTGAATTTGTAAGTATTAATTATGAATCAGAAGATCCTAAAAGAACTTTGTATTTAATTAAACATAATCCACATTGGAAAGAAGAGTATGAATTAATTACAAGTAGCTCAGGATTTGAAAGACATATAATACCTGTGTCTGAATTAAAAGTAATGAATGATGTAACAGATAGATCAACTAATGTTGATTCTGGACAACAACTTAAGATAGATGATTTTACATTACCTAATCCAGAAACAGAAAGAGATATGTTAGATGTGCTAAAAGGAATTGAAAGAGCACTATTAAGTATAAGTAATAAATTAAATAAATAATTATGGCACAAAGTGTATTGATCATTGCAGATTCAGGTACAGGAAAGTCTACCTCAATCAGAAATTTAGATCCAAAAGAGACTTTCATTATTAACATTGCTAACAAACCATTACCATTTAAAGGTTGGAAGAAGAATTACACAAATATTAGTAAAGAAAATCCAAAAGGTAATATGACTTCAGCATCATCTGCTAGTGGTATAGTTAAAGCAATGCAACATGTAAATGATAAAATGCCACAAGTCAAAACTTTGGTTATTGATGACTGGCAGTATATGAGTTCATTTGAATATTTTGATAGAGCTAGTGAAAAAGGTTATGATAAGTTTACTCAGATTGCAGCAAACTTAGCACAAGTTGCTAAGATGCCTAAAGATATGAGAGAAGACTTAACTATATTCTTTTTAACACACTCTGAAGAATCAACAGATGTAAATGGCCATAGAAGAGTTAAAGCAAAAACAATTGGTAAAATGATTGATAATGCTTTGACATTAGAGGGTTTGTTCTCTATAGTTCTATTTGGTAGAGTTAAAAAAATGGAAGACAGTTTAGAATATGGATTTGATACACAGAACAATGGTGAAAACACATGTAAATCACCAATGGGAATGTTTGAAGAATCCTTTATACCTAATGACTTACAATTTGTAAAAGATTGTATTACTAATTATGAAAATTAAAATTATTAGAAATGAGTGAATTAAATTTAAAAACAAAAGCTATGTTTAACACAAAAGACATGTCTGCCGGTAGTGGTAGACCAAAACCAGTACTAGGACCAGGTAATCATACAATTAGAATTAATTCTATTACCTTTGACAAAACACCTTATGATTCTGAAGCATATAATATAATGCTACATGTAGAATCTGAGCCTGTAGAAGGAGATTTTGAGGGTTTTTACAGAGATATGCAAGATCAATCTAAAGGTAGATATGAAGGTCAGGTTGGTAGAGTTAGAATGAGTCCTTATCCTTACAAAGATGCAACACTTCCAAGTGGACGTGAAGTATCTAGAGATCAAGAAGTTCTTAAGTCTATGATATTTTTATCTGAGCAATTAGGTAAAAGAGATCAGCTTGATGCTATTGAAGCAGACACAATTGAAGATTTTATGAATAAATCTACAAAGTTGTTTGCTGGTACTAATTTCTTTAATGCTTGCATTGGATCAAGAGAATGGGAAAATAATCAAGGTTATGTAAATGATGATTTATATTTACCTAGACCATCTAAAGATGGAGTTCCTGTTGAAGCTATGGAGGTAGATACTACAAAATCTAGAATCATGACTTTTGATAGAGCAACACATGTTAAAGCTTTAGTTAAAAAAGATACACCAAAAGCAGACTCTTCATTTGAAGGGACAAGTGGAAGTGGATCTGACTTTGAGTTATAAATTATAGTAAAGGGTGTTACTGGAAGCTTTTTTATCTTTTAGCATTGTTCGGCTTACCAGATCCTAATCAAATCTGAACCAGTAACACCCTACTATTTATTATTATGATAAGTACAAAGAACTTAGAACTTGATGAGAATAATGTTCCTAGTGCTTGGGTATTCCAATACTATTTAGATCTACCAGAAAGATTAACAGGACAGAATGTTAGAATACATTCTATCTTTAATCCGGGTGAGAGAACACCTAGTATGTGGGTATTTGTAGACAATGGAACAAGAGAATATAAGTATAAAGATTTTTCTACTGGAAACTACGGTAATAAAATAGATCTTGTGAAAGAGTTGTATAATATAGACTTCTCAAAAGCAGTATTTAAAATAATAAATGATTACAATAAGTTTACCTTAGAAGAGGGTAAGTATTCTATAGAG